CTGTTATCGGAACAGACACGGCATTGATTGTAAAGGTATCGCCTTGTGAAAAATCGTCCACCTCAAAGCCGCCAAGCTTTATATAATCGTTCTTACCCTCTGTAGGCCAGTTTACAATACTTATTCCGATATTCAGCTCATCACCTACATTCGGAAACAAATCATCCGAAAATATCCTTGATACATCAACCACCGTCACCGATACATCGTCCGTTATATCCTCCGTATCGTTGTAGCTTATCGTATTTACTATTGCCGATATATTTCTCTGTCTGAATACCACCTTTGGAATAACCCGCCTTGCATCCACTTAATCACCTCCGCTCATTGAATTACTCTCTCCACACAGGCACGCTTTCTACAATCGTGCTTTCCTCCTCCGTATCAAGCTCGGGGGTTTCCAGCTCAATTCCCGCCGGAAACACCTGTATGCTCTTGTACTTGGTATTGGCTTCAATAATCTTGTGCATCTTTGTTTCGTCTCCGTACACCTTATAGGCTATGCTGTCCCACATATCGCCCTGTACGCTTCTGTACTTACTCATTTGAAATCCTCCTCTTTCTGTCTGCCTCTGCCTTAATTTGGCTCATAACCTCACGCTTAACCGCATTTTTATACTCCTCAAGCATTGCCATAAACTGTTGCTTTGTATTATCGTCTGTATTACCGCTTATCGTAATTGACGGCATACTAAAGTTGAAGTTATACTCTGACGTGCTTCCGCTCTCATTGCTTATCTGTCTGCTTACCGCAAGCTGACGGCTCTGCTCTCTGCTGTCGTTTATAAGCTCCCAAACCTTAGCCGCATTGTCATACATTTTTCCTGTTTCAAGCGCATCATAAACTCTGTAACCCTTGCTGTTGGTAATAAGCTCAGCACCCTCTTCACCTGCGATAAAGCTATCGGGAGTGTAGCTCGTACCGCTTGCATAACCGGGTAATGCAGGACCCTGTACTTCCTTTCCGTTTACGGTTTTTGATACCGTTGCCGCTCTGTATGTTATCGGGTTTTTCATCATATCGTTTATCCACTGCACATTGGCTTTTACTTTTACCGATAATGGGTTGGAATCAAGATAATTCTGTGCTTTTGTTGCAGCATTGGCTGTTTCACTTTCAAAGACTTCCGGAAAGTTTTCGTGCAATTGCTTTTGAGTCCTCGTCATCAATGCATCGCTCATATCAGCAGCTCTGTTGCCTACTGCTTCTCTAAGTCCAAATTCTTCACCAAACAAAAATGTAGCCGTAGCCTCAGGGTCACCTGCCATAACTCCTTGCTGTGCCAGATTGCTTATAGTAGTCATTAATTCCTGCGGCACTTCTTTGTTTAATTCCTTATATTGCTTTGCTATATCAAGAGCTTTCTCCAATGCAGCAGGGTCATACAATTCCTTCATCGCCAATACATCACCCTTATTAAAAAACTGTGTGTAATCGGTGTTAAGCAATTCTGTCATTGCTGTTGCCGCTGCATGTGCATCAGTACCATCCATTACAGTATAAAGCTCCTCTAATCTCATTCGGGTGTTGGCAATACCATTTGCTACCTCATCCCCATAAGTATCATTAATTGTATTACTTGCATACTCATATACCTTTGCGTTATTTTCATTTATTGATGCAAGGTATTCACTACTGTACTTATCTTTTTTTGCATTATAATCTTCTTCACTTTCAAAATAATGCAAACTTGGGTCTTTTTGCTGTCTCTCCCATTGGTCATCTGCCAACATCATTGCGGCTATGTAAGCTGCTCGTGCGCTTTCATTCATTGAATCTGCATTTTCTTGAAGCTCTTGAAGCAATGCCTCATAGCTATCCGAGGTTAGGCTTGCGCCGCTATATCTGAGCGAAATTTCTTCAAACTTCGCCTCGCTTTCCATTTTTTCATAGTCATTTACTCGCTTTTTTATGTTATACATTTTTTCAGCAATAACATTTGCTTCATTCTCAGATAAAATACCATCTTCAAATGCGGTATTTACAGTTTTCGCAAGGTCATTGCCAAGTTGTGTAAACTCTGCATTTACATTATTAAAGTATGTATCTACGTTACTGTCCTTTACACCTTCTTCACCGTATAGCAGCTCTATGCCAAGCTTAATTGCATAACCCTTTTGCGTTATATATTCCTGTGCGTTTTGTATATAATTACTTATGCCGGTCTTATAGCTCTCAACATCATCCTCACTAAGCTTAATACCTAAACTAACCTTATAGTTAAGCACGTCAACCGTATGCTGTGAGCTTATAAACTCATTATACTTCTGTGTTGCTGTGTCCACCGCATTTGCATATTCCTCCCATTGTCCCGTCTGGTCAAATATCGCATCTGCTATATCCTCTATTTCCTTTGCGGTTAAGGAGAGCTTGCCAAAGTGTTCCTCAAGGCTTGCGTTCTTCATTTCGGTATTAGCTTTTACGACATTTGCCGCCAACACACCTACTGCCGCACCTACCGCTAATATCCCCAAAAGAACAGGGTTTGAGGCTAACGCCATCAATCCGCTTGCTACGCCTGCAACTCCCGATACCACCTTAAAGCCTATAATAGCACCGCCTATACCCGCAAACACCGAGTACAGAGTATCTCTGTTTTTACTTGCCCACTGAAATAGAGCCTTACCCTTGTTCCACAGCTCACCTACATACTTACCCGACTTTTTAAAAAATACCATCGTGTTTTCTGTCACATCGGGTAGCTTACCGGCTATCTTGCTTATCCACTCCGACAGTATAGGCTCTGCCTTAGATACAACATTTATCTTAAAATCATCCCAAGCCGATTGAAGTAGCTTAAGCCGTGCCGATAGTGAGCTGTTCTGTATATTAGCCGCCCTATCAAGTGCGCCATCCGAATGTGTAAGTTCATCATACAGCTCATCGTAAGTACCATTTTTCACAGCTTCAAGCAGATAATTGAACTGCGAATAATATCTCGTGCCCGCTATTTTCGATAAATAGGAGTTTCTATTATCGGCACTAAAGCCTTCCATCGCATCGTTAATATCTTCCAATACGTCTCTGAAGCCTCGTGCATTACCCTGTGCATCATACATACTGACACCCAAGCCTTTCATTGCGGATATTGCATCACTGTTAGCGGCAATTCTTACAAATATCGAGTTAAGTGCCGTACCCGCTTCCGTGCCTTTTTTACCGTTATTTGCCAATATACCCGCAGCCGTACCGAGGTCATACATATCAAGACTTAAGCTTCTTGCCGCACCGCCTGCCTTTGTAAATACCTCCATCATCTGTAAGGAGGTCTGATTACTGCGGTTATTTGCCATCGTAGCCATATCAAGGTACTTTGTCATATCGTCAATACCTATATTCATTGCAGACATACTGTCCGTTACAAGGTCTGAGGTTGTTGCAAGGTCACTTACCGTTGCCTCCGACAGCCTTAACATAGGCATTAAACCCTTTGCGCTGTCCTCTGCACTCCACCCCGCAAGTGCCATATAATTTAAGGCATCTGCCGCCTCCGAAGCCGTCTTTGTTGTTGCCTTACCCGCACTTAAGGCAGCTTCGTTAAGTGTTTCATAGGCTTCACTGCCTATCTCAATACCCGATGTAGCCGCTACATTATACATTTCCTGCTGATATTCCTTGTAGGTGTCCACAAAATCCTTAATTGCCGCAGTTGATATAACCATAGAACCTAAAGCCAGTACCGTATTTTTAATCCTGCTGACAGCCTTATCTGCAATGGACTCCGCCCTTGCAAATGAATTTTTGTAGCTGCTGTTAAGCTTGCCGTTAAGCCTGAAAGCTATATCATATATTCTTGAGCTTGCCATATATAAACCTCCTTCCCGTATGTACAATTGCAACTTTGCTTTTGAATTAACTTCTTATAACATATTTTACCAAAAAACATTTCTGCTTTAGTCCCCTTTTAGCCTGTTTTACAATATTTTTTACAAAAAAAGAACACCCTTCCGAGTGTCCTTAAAACATATATTCATTACCTATTCTTAATCTGATATTTCAACTCACACACTTGCTCACTTAACCATAAGCCTCTCCTGTAAAGCCTCCTGCAAAACCTTAGATACATTTATCTGTGCCTTTTCCGCTTCATAATTCAAATAATAAGGCAGTGTAACATTTCTACGCACCATTTTATTATCCATACGCTTTCTGTACACAGAAAAATCTATATCCACAAAAGTTAATGTACCCTGTGAAAAATCAAAAATATCATCTGCATCAGCCTTTGCCTTCTTGATAGCGTTTTCACTGTCTGAAGGAGTGGGCAAAGCCTCACCGTTATCCTCTATACTTATTCCCTTCAAGCCTATTGCATCTCTTGCCATTTCAATAGCATCTACAAAATCAACACCCTCCGTATATATATCCATATCGGGTACATATACAAGATACACATTATCATTTTTCGCTATAAATGTAGGATATACACCTTTCATAATATTACCTCCCGAAAATAGTATAAGAAATGAGGATTACTTTAATCCCCACTTTTTTAATATCTTTTTTGCTGTAATTTCATTTATTTCCGTATGTCTTGGGACTTGCTCGGTATCATTTCCACGCTTGTAGGTATCGTGATTTCCGCCGTGTTCTTTAAACTCAAATCCTGCGTCCTCAAGCTTTTTTATTAAATCTCGTCTTTTCATTGCAGTCCTCCTTACACAATTATTATACACACTTTTTACACACTCGTCAATATTTTATACAAAAAAATCACCCTACTTTTTAAATTTAGGGTGAAAAAAATACGGATATTTTTAAAATTTATATTGACAGCCACGTATATACGTGGTATAATTATATCATAAAACAAAGAAAGGAGATGAAACCGTTGGATATAATAGACATAATAGAAAAAGTCCTAAAGATTATAGCTTATCTGGCAATGGCAATCTACTGGATAAGACGAAATCTAAAGGACAAATAGCAAAAACTGAGGTCAGGGGTGCAAGCCCCTCTCCTCATCCTTATTATATCCTAAAATATTATGAAAAGCAATAATTTATTAATTCCGTCAATAATGCTCTGCATACTCGGGCTTATTGATATTGACTACAAAAACATAGCTACTCTTGATATAGCTTACATTGTAGTTGTTATCATAACTATCTCAGCTATAATTTTCAACCTTTTGAAAGGAGCAACAAAATGAAGCTAACCCAAATACGTACAGAAAAAGGAATGACACGAAAAGCACTTTCCGAGCTTAGCGGTGTACCGCTTCGTACAATAGAGGATCTTGAACGTCGTGATGATGGCAGAGTGTCCACGTTAATTAAGCTTGCAGATGCCCTTGAGGTGTCACTTGATGAGCTTTGCAGATAACACAAAAGGCAAGAGGTAATTCGCCCCTTGCCTTTTTCTTGCATTATGCTATTACATTAAATTGTGTTTCTATTACCGGTCTTATACCGTCCGCCTTAAGCAGTTCATATATAAACAATCTGCCCTTCTGTGTCCACTTGGTACGCATTACCACATCGGGACTACCGTCAGACCTTGTAATATCAATAGTCTCAGAGCTTGTATAACCCTTATTCTGATACTTCTTATACAGTAACCACTGTTTCCCCTGCTTATACTGTATTTTGCGTTCTTCAAGCAACTTATTCATTGACCTTGCACTCATTCCGTAGTCCTTTGCAATCTGATTAATATTTACAAGCCCGGGATTCTGCAAAATTCTGTCTGTGTAATCTGCCTTTGGCTTAAGCTCTCCGATAAGTTGATTTTTTATTTCAATCTCCTTATCCTTTTGCTTTAACTTGTCCCTTTCTACCTTTAACTGTGTCAAAAGCATTATACCAAAGTCGGGGTCATTGATAACCTGCTCCATTGTGTTCTCGGTCATATAAGCACCGTGCTTGCGGATTGTTGGTAAAACCTCATCAAATACCCAGCTTTCAAATTTTTCAGCAGATGGAAGTTTACTGTGAGTGATAAGGCGGTAAACATTGCCTTCATCAACAAACTTAGCTTGCTGCTCTCTGCCTAGACTATCTATGACTGGGCAAATCACCCACCCATCTGATTTGCAATGGGTTTTAATTGCCTTTGGCGTGTCTGCATATCCCAAAGCCTTAGCCACATCACTACCGCAAAATAAAACCTTTCCGTTTTCTTCAACTGTTCTCACTTGACCAAATTCATTATTTTCAAAAATCTGTAATTCATTCATTAATTATTTACCCTCCTCATTTCAGCTCTAACAGCTTTAATACCTTGTGCGTAACCAAGTCTAAAACCATTACATATCAAATCCCAGTCATCTTGACTGTTACTTCTAATAACTTCGATATCATCGTATGTCATATCATATCTCTCGTTTATTTTTCCGATAATACTTTTAATAGTTTTCATTGTATTTAACTTTGCCATATAAAAAACTCCCTTCAAAATTGTACTTGAAAGAAGTCCCTCTGAATGATATAATATTTTCAGGGAGATTTCTCTCTTTCGGAGAACGGTTACCAGTCGCTTTGTCATTTGAGTGGTTTCCGTTCTTTTTTATTTTGTTAATTCTGAATACAATTTTTCAATACCACGTCTTATGGTTTGAACTCTTGTTTCCGAATTACTTTCTGCAACCTTATCAAGCTTATCCAAAGTTTCAGCATCAAGCCTTACAGCCAGTTGCGTTGATTTTGGATTGTCTAATTTAGGTCTGCCTGTTCGTGGACTCATATAATCACCTCACTTTTTGAATACCACTAAATACAGTATATATTATGGTATTCAAAAAGTCAAGAGGTAATTTTATATTTTTCAACATACACAAGCTACTCCGTTTCCACCTCTTGAAACCTCTTTCACTTATAAATTTGTATGTCACTTTCTTTTAGCCGCTTCCGCTCTTTTTTCAGCTATTGAGTTAAAGGTTGCTATGTGCCTGTCAAGCTCACCAAAGGTAAGTCCTTCATAGTAGGAGATAGCCGTATTGGTTTCCATTGCAAGCACCATTATACTTTCCTCAATTACGCTGTTGTTGTACTCTCCGTTTTTGCAATCTTCTTCGTTGGGGTAGTAGTCTCCTCCGTCTCCTCGGTATCCTCGTCCCAGTCCCCACCCAGTAAAAAATCCGACATCTGCATATTAATAGCAGTGAAATCTACAGCCTTAAGGCTCTGTATAAGCTCCACGGTTTCACCCGCCGCAATGGCAAGCAGACAGCTTGTATACTTGGTGTCAAACTCCTTAGGCATACTAAGTCTTTCCTTCTTGCCACACATAAGCCTTGCTTCCTTTTCGGCTCTGCGTAAATCGTTGTAGCCTAAGTCATCAAGGTTTAAATTAATCTCCTTAATCTCTCTGCCGTCAAATGTAATGGGTCTTTTAAGTACATACTTACTCATAATCTATACCTCCTTAATTCCAACCGAGTAGCTTACGCACCGCCGCAAGCTGGTCTTCACCGTCACTTACAAACTTGTAATTGAGCTTGTCAATTTCAAGAAATACCTTACTGTCATTGTAAATCTTCAAATACGTCAGCTCAAACTTACTGCTTCCGTCACTGCCTGTACCCTGTTCAATCTTACCCGGCTCAAAGCTCTTGCAATGACCTCTGAACGCAATCTTCAAGCCGCTCTTGGTAAGCTCTCCGTCTGTCTCATCATATTCCTGTCTTACAACGTAGCAGGTAAACTTCTGCACAGTGCCCTTCATAGTGGCAACCGAATCATCACAAAGGTTCTGCCAGTTAATACCAAGCTCCATACTCTGTACTTGACCGAGAGCGGGGCTGTCAATTTCGCCCGCAATACCGCCGCCGCTCAAGGTATTCGTTACCATTGTCACGCTTGGCAGGTCAAGAGTTGCAATACCCTTTAACACATTATCATCAGTGCCATACATTCTGTACGCTAAATTTTTATCAGGTATCATATATTTTCACCCCTTTACTCAAACAATGTACTTAAATAGCTTGTGTCGTACTCGATAACCTCATTAATCTCACGCATTGGCGGTGGAGGCGCAACCTTTAAACGGAAAGTAATCTTACCGTCCATAAGGTCTGTAGTCGAATTTTCGTCGCTGTTAAAGGACAGCTCACCGCCTAAAATATGCTCTCTGCTTGTAAGCCCGTTAAGCCACATATTCGTATCATCAATAATGGAATCTATAATACGTGGAATCATCTTGTTATCAAGCTTGCCCCAGTTTTTTACAATCACATTATTGGCAATCCACAAAAACATTCTCTTAACAGCAATAAAGTTATCCTTGATATCGGCATTTTCGGGATATGCACCCGTTCTGTTGCCCCACGTTGTCCAACCGTTAGGACCGTTAATAGCCGATACAATACCCTGTCCGTTAAGGTATGCCACCTGGTCATAATTAAGCACAAGCTCTGTACCGTCACTGTAGATAATACCCTCTGCACAAAGGCTCTGATTAGATGGAGACTGCGATGGTGCGCCGTCATTGTTGTAGTCCGTCTTGCCGATAACACCAAGCATCTGAGCCGAATAATAATACTTCTTGCCGTTATATGTAAGCATAGGGAAGCAGTTTATCATTCTTTCGCCTGTGTAGCCGTTGTTAAGCTTGTAGGCAGGTACATCGGTATACTGAAGCTTATTACCATCCACCTCGGTTGGTAAATCGTTAATTACCACCGTTCTGAAAAGTCCGCTTATAAGCTCTGTCTTGCTTTCAAGCACAGTAGCCACCGTCTTATCCTTTGTATAACCGGGTACTGCAACACAGCCCGGAATAACTCTGAAGCGTGGGTAAATTTCATCAATGAGCGAAATACCCGTATTTTTGCCCGTCTTACTGTCATAGCCGCCTATGATATCCGTACTTGTTACCTTTGTAGGGTCAAGCACCTTGTAGCTTACCGTAAGACTTGACTTAGCCTTTGCTGTATCACTTACAAGCAAAAGCACCGCCTTGTCCTCATCATTAAAGGACACCGTATAATCTGTCTCTGCTTCAAGGTCCGTCACCTTAACGCTATCCGCAAGTACAAAGCCTTCAAGCTCGTAGGTTGTCTTATCACTTGTTACCGTTATTTCAACATTGCTCTTTTCCGTTACGTGCTTATCGCTGTCAACCACATTGATGAGTACAACCGGCTTAACTCCGTAAAGGTCAAACATACTGTTAATTACCTGAGGTGCTGTAAACGCATCCCATATTTCATCACTTTCACTGTAACCCATAGCCGCTACCGCCTCTGCCTTTGTATAGCAGAGTACAGGCTCATTCACCTTTGCACTGTCCGCAAGATGAATAGGCGCTGTTACTATTGCTACGGCAGGTGTATCAACCTCAACCGTAGGTGTAATACTGGTTGCTGCCTCCGTCACATAAATACCGTGTTTATATGCCATATATCAATTACCTCCTAACTTTTTTATAAGCTTCTCGTAAAGTGTGCTTGCATAGCTTCCCTTTACCTTAAGCTCAGTCTTAAATTCAACAGCCTTGCTAACCTCTATCATAAGAGGCTTAATCTCGGGTATTGCCAACATAAGATTTTTTATGCTGTCGGGATATCCGTTACTGTAAATATTGCCGTAGCTAAGTGCCGTACCCGGTATAGATACACCGAGATATACCACAGCCTTTACCGTAGGCTCTGCCTTTACCGTAGCTTCTTTATTTTTTGCCATCACTGTCACCTCCATAAATGTCAATCAATTTTTGCAAATACGTCAAACACCTCCGGCTCTATCGGTGCTACTTCCATATTAACAAGTATGTAACCATTCCAATAAGGGTATGGGCTTTCGTCAACAACATCAGCCTCAAAGTTACCGTATTGCACGGATAGCTTATCACCCACAATCATATCCTTGAAAAGTGCCAACCTTGTCTTATCCATCATACTCCACAGGTCACTGTGTCCGCTTCCGTCATCAATCTGCTTCATAGCCTCATCAATGCCCTGGCAGTAGGTTCCAAAGTCAATCCTTATTGTCATAAATGCACGCTTTTCTCTTATGTTGTCCGCACCCGTCATAGTACGAATACCACCGCCGTTAAACATCTTGATAACACGCACACATATAAAGGGATAGGCGCTCTCCAAACCGTTATCGGCACTGTCGGGTATAATATAGCCCCGATATACCGTAGGATGCACGTAAGTCTCGGTTATTCCGTCCTCAGTGACAACAGGCTTTTTAAGCTCTATCTCATTCGCTACACGCTCCTTAAGATACTTCTGCATTATTCTTTCGGCTTCGTTAGCTGTCATAATTATGTACCTCCACTCATCAGATAGGTTACTTGTCTGTTAAACTCGGTATCAAATTCGGTTTTCATAACCTCTTGCACCTTTGCCCTTACATCGGGATTATTAAGCATCTCTGTCGCACCGGGAGAGTATAACTGCTCAATAGGATAGCGCTTAGGATATCGTTGTGCCATCATTGATGGTTTTTCCCTTTGTTTCTTACTTTTTTCGGAATCTGGCACTCGTCTGAATATACCTATATGTGTACCGCTTTCACCACTTTTGCTTTTCCAGCCTACACCCGTTACAAAACCGCCTGTTGATTTCATACTACCTTTTTTCTTAACCTGTGCATAAGCCGTTGATGTTCCTTTTACACCCGGTGATGGATTCCGTCTGTATTGAAAATATGATAATGGTAAGGGTCTGCCGTTTGACTTAAATGCAGCAGACAAGTTACTGTAGGTTGCACGGTCTATACCCATACTCTTGGTAACATTTGTGATTTTTTTAATAGTATATTCTTCTCTGATAGGCTCTTTGGCAGAAACCTTTGCCTTTCGCACGGCTACATTCATACCTCTTGTAATAGCCTTTGGCACTCCGTTCTTAATCTTTCTCAGCTTAATTTCCGCCTTTTTAATATCGGAGGTGTCAATACTTATACTGCTGTCCCATTGTCCCATACAATCACCTGCCTTGATACTTTTCCATTACAACCTCGTACATACCCATACTGTCCGTTACCGACTTAATTTGATATAGCATACCGTCAAGCCTTATGTTTCCGCCGATTGTAGGCTTAAAGCCTATCTCCTCGGCAGAAACATACATCAGCTTGCTTCCGTAGTAAATATTGTTTACATCTGTAATACTTCTCTCCGTCGTTAAGTCGTCATCCACCACCGCAAGTATAGCCTTGCCGTTAATGTTGTGCTTTGTTGCAAACTCCTCAAAGTTAAGGAATACATTTGTTATATCCTGCTTTATAACGTCTTTAAAGCTCACAGCTCATCACACCTTTTTCCTCTTGGTAGGCTTTACTTCCTCGGTGTCCGTATTTTCCTTTACTTCCACCTTATCGGTTTTATCCTCATCCCACAATGCAGAGCCAAGTTCAAGCCACAGCTTAAGCATATCGGCATTGTAGGTAGGCAGTTTCTCACCGCTTTTATAGTTCTTTCCGTCAAAGAGAATATCCCTCTTAGCAATTAAGTTTGCCATTTCAGCACCTCCTTAACCCTTAAGCTTTACCGCAATTTCCTCATCGCTTGCAAGTGCCGCACTTGCCGCATAGCCTACAGCCTCGCCCGAAGCACTGTCTGTAATGCCATCGCCGTCATAGTATACAGCCGCACCCATAGCAACCTCGCCCGAAGCGCTCTTTTTAAGCTTATATACACCCTCAACGTGTACGCTTCCAACTCCTCCAATCTCAATGTCACAGCCTGCAACACCGATTACCGAGCCGATTACTACAACGTCACCCGCTTCAATTCTTGCCTCTGTATTATTCTTGTAATCAAGGCTTTCGCCCCTCTGTACGTAATTTGCCTTACTCATTACATCAACCTCCTTAGCTCAATGGATTTTTAACTTCAATACCCGGATTCTTTACCGCACCTCTGTAGTCCATTACGCTGATACCAAAGTCAAGATATACGTCCCATACAAAGCCAAGTGTACCGGGTGCTTCCATTCTTCTGATGTTAGGTATCTCCTGACCGTTAAGGTAATCAACCTCCATAAAGTCGGTATCGTCCTTGCTGCCTACAAGCCACCAAGGCATTACGTTGCCAAAGCCACCGCAAAGTACATTGATGGTAGGGTCCTCAACAATTTCAATGCTGTCCTTGTAATGATACATAGGATTGACAGCCTGAGTATTGTCGCTTGTATTGATGGTTGGACTGTTAAAGAGTGTATATACCTCAAAGGCATAACCACTTGGTACAATAAGGGTTGCGGGTCTTATAATAATAGCCTCGCCAAACTCGTCCTTCTGTGTCTGTAAAGCCATAATCATAGCCTGTAAAGCGCCCAGAGTAATACCTGTACCTGTTGCAAGCACATTGCTGTGAGCCTCGTTGAAAAGTGTTGTACCGTCATAAATCACCGAATTACCTACAAGCACCTCATAGCACATCTTGTTGATGGTCTTACGTGCAGATGCCGCATACTTGGCAGGCATTCTTGTTACAAGCTCAATATCGTCATTAATAAATGCCTGTCTTGTAAGGCTGAACTGTCTGCCGTAGGTCTTAAGCTTTCTTGTAGGTCTGCGCTTATCCTCAAAGGTATCGTGCTTAAGCTCGCCGCCCTCGGGTACTTCCAAGAACTCACCCGCAGAACCCATAATGTAATAATTATCGTGTGTCTTAAAGTCCTTAAGGCTACCCTTCTTTGTCCACTTGTCAAAGGTAACCGCTACCGTCTTGTGTCCCTCCACGTAAGCCTTGTTAATTGTGTTGTCAAGGATTGCGGGGAATGCCGCTGTTGGGTTGTAGAACTGTCTCTGTAAGGTCTCGTAAAGCTCATCATTGGACATTCTGTTAAAGTTGCCCGCAACACCGTCAAGCGTTAAGGCTTCCGCCGCCATATTTCTGAGCGACATACCTCTTAACTGACTTGCACCCTCAGCAGGCTTTTCAATTTCCACACCCGAACGCATAATAAGCGCATCGCTTGCCGCCTTTACAAATTTGTCGTGGCTGTCCGATACAATTTTGCATCTTGAACCTACGGGAGCTTTTTCGCTTCTCATCTTATCAATGACCTTAGCTCTTACCTCCTCGACACTTGCGCCCTTTTCGATAAACTCCTTAACCTCGGTATCACCAAAGCCAAACTCTCTGCACAGGCTGTTAATTTCGCCCATACGCTCTCTTTCAAGCTTGATTACCTCGTCAAGGCTCTTTTCCTCTGTCTGATTCGGATTGTTCGGATTACCCTCCTCATCCGCTTCAAACATCTTTTGCAGAATGTTAAACTCTTGCTGTTCCTCTGCCGTAAGCTCTCGTCCTTCGGTCTTTGCAAGTGCCAATAACTCCTGCTGTCTTGCTAAAATCTTTTCCTTCATCCTTTTACCTCCTTAATTTATTTTGGTTTATGGTAATAATATTTTCAAAATAGCCAAGATTAAGAGCTGATTTTGAGTTAAAACCCGAGCTTCTCTCCTGATTATTATAAAAATCACGTCCTACACCCACGGTTGGGTCTGCGGGTATACTGACTATTGAAATTTCGTGCGGACACCAGCTCTTGCCTATACTGCAAGGTCCTTCAAATCGTCCGTCACTTGACTTCTTGTTGGCGGCTACCTCCTCCCAGCTTGTAACTATGTACCCTACCGATACACCTCTGAGCGTTCCGCCCGCCACCTTCTGTCTTATAACCTCGGACTCTTCATCCGTGTCAAACTCAATTTCGGCATTGCCTCTGCCGTTTTCTATCCAGGCTCTTACCACCTTGCCTATAACCTTATCTCGGTTGTGGTTATAGAGCAGTACACCTATCTCATTAAGCCTTGTTAAGTCCACAGCACCCTCGCTATGGTCAAGTATCTCAGCTCCAAACCATCTTTCATACGGTTCTTCCGAGGAAAAGCTCAGTATAAACCGCCTTTCGTTGTCCTCAACCTGCCGTATACCGCTTACGGCAAGCTCTCTTACAAGATTATTCTTCTCCGCCTTGTTCAAGCTTGTACTCTCCATCAAACAATACACCTCCTAAATCAATACCCTTTTCCTTTGCATAGTCAATAGCCTCTGCCATATCGTCAATAACGTCTCTCCAGTCCTGACCGTTTTCTGCGGCAATCTGTTTAAACGTCTTTTGCCCTGTGGCAAGCGCAATCTTGTTTGCATTAGCCTCCTTGTATGGGTCAATCCACTTTTTAGGAGCTTTAACCCATATATGCTCAAAATATTCTTCCTTATTTCCCCAAAAGTCGCTCGCTTCAAGCTTGCCCGCTAAGTAACAGGATATAACAAAGCTCTCATAGATTTCGTCAAGCAACTCAATTACAAGCTCCACTTCCTCCGCATAGGTCATTTCGTCCTCGATTATACCCTGTCTTGCGGATGAATAATTGGTTTCACTCATATCACGGCTTGTCGCTTCGTAGCTTATACCCTGTCCCGAGCCTATCAGTCTTTGTTGAAGCTTTATATAGCTTGTTGCATCCGTAGCCTGTCCCGATGGGTTTACCACCTGTATCTCATCACCCGCATTAAGCTCTCTTATCATACCCGGTGCAATCGTCTTGCCCTGATATGAATGCTGAGGTGCATTGCTTTGGTTTCTTCCGAGACCTGTGGTAGGAATGACCTTTTTAATAAATACCGCAAGGCAAGCGGCTATTCTCTCCTTAACCGATACCGCTACCATAAACTCATTTGTATCTCTTATACGTGTAATTGTAGGTGACATATCGGGCATTTCTCTTACCTGAGATGGTCTGCGCTTACTGTAGTAAAATATAATATCCTTTGCATCAATCCATATAGGCTCAAGCACCGTAGAGCCGTCTATATCATATTGCCTTATGTAGTAGCCTACAGGGCGGTTATAGCTGTTGTACTCCACACCTCCAACCACTCTGTTACCCTTATATCGTGGTGCGCTCTGACATATATCCAGCTCATCCACCTCAAATAGCTGAAGCTGTAACGGAATAAAACCCTGCGAGGTGTACCGCTTTGCAATCAATATACCGCCGTCCACCTTCTTACGCTGTACGCACATTCTTATAATTGGGCTAAAGCTCTGCGTACCCGTCACATCACAGTTCTGCTTTTTACACCATCTCTGCCACAGATACTCAAGCCTGTTATTAACGCTCTCATCTGCATTTTTAGCCTGCAAATGATAACCACCGCCTATAACATTTCTCTTAAAGGCAGACACAACAGCATTCATCATATCGGAGTTACGCTCCAAATCCCTTGCCCTTGCTCTTACCGTATCTCTGTTATAGCGGTCTGTAGTCTCTGCCGATTCGTTAAACACCTGCCAGTTATTATTTACTCTGTCGTAGTGTCCCGCATCATAAGCGTTCATTGACCGCCAGCCACGGCGGATTGTTCCCCACTTGGGAGATATAAATTCTATAGCCTTATCAAGCCAGTTTCTCTTGTCCTCCATTCAATCACCTGCCCGAAAATATTGCAACACAGGTATTATCCATAAGAGAGCTGTCCGCCTCTGCCGCTACCTGAGCTTCAAGCTCACTTTTCATAGTTTTGAGCAAGCCTAAATCCGCTCTTGTGAGCTGTCTTGTACCTATCTTGTAGCTTTGACCACCCACCAGTACGGCAAGTATAGCGTTGTTTACCTCCGTCAACATCTGACTTGGGGTATATTTTTTTGTGTCCTCCATAGCCTTATACCTCCGTTAATTTAACCAATTCTCATTTTGCTTTATCCAGCTTTCCTCTTTTCCTTCCTCCGCAATCGGCTTTGTTTCCTCTGCCGTTTCGTTTTGAAGGTGGAGTGTTCTTACACCGAGTATATCAGCAGCCGCCATTGCATATACCTCACAATCAAGGTAATGGTTATCGGCTCTTGTGGTCTTTACAACCCATATCTGCTCGGTCTTTTTGCCGTTTTTGCTGTTTACCTTATGCTCTGCCGTTACCTGCTGTGCATATTCACGGTCACAGCCGTTATATACCATCCACGCACCCGTGCCGTTTTTCTTTTGCATTCTGCCCGCTATCATATCCTTATACTTACCCGTATCAACAAGTACAAGGTTCATACCGTAGGCACTGCTACCCACCTTGTTAATCTTACTGAGCTTGTAATGCGACAGCATAGTATTTGACGAACCCTTGACGGGAAGCGCCCAGTCCGAAGCACCCGCACAAAAGTCGTATACTCGGTCGGTATCGTTACCCGAATCTATGAGGGCAAGGTCAACCACCATTGAGCCGCCGTCCCGTCTTGTATATTCAAGGTTCATAACTCTCTCAATCTCTGCAAAGGAAAGTGCTTGACCGTGCGCTATATTCTGACTTGTTAGGTAATCTCCCCACGCTCTTATCGTCCAGTACAAACAGCTCTCTTGAACATCAACACCGCCCGTCAAAAGCTTTGCCCAATCCGGTACAATATTGCTTTCAAGCTCCGTCTGTCTGTCCATTACAAGGTCCTCACTGGTTTTAAGCTTGGTGTCCTCCCACGGCTCTGCAAGCCACGAGTTTACAAAGTTCTGAAAGCGGTCGGGGTCATCCTTTGTATAAAGAAATTCCCTCGCAATATCCGCAAATCTTACAAAGGGTGAGTATAGGGTGTTCATCCAATACACAACCTTCTTTGTGTACTTCGTGTTCTGCTTTACCGTCTGCCATCTTCCCATTTGCAGCATACGTGATTTTTCGTGGTCGTTTATAAGACAGCCACATTCTTGGCACACATACACCGCACATTCGGCTCTGTCCGTATACGATAGTCCTTCTTCATTTTCGGGAAATTTAATTTGGCTGAATTTCAGCTCTATGTACTCCCCGCAATGAATGCACGGCACAAAGTAATGCTTTTCAATATCCGCATCCTCCTTTGCCTTCCATATATGCCCTGTCTTTAACGTGGGCGTGCTTGTAATAAATATCTTCTTGTTGTGAAAGGTCTTTGTTCTCTCTTTCGCAAGGCTTATAGGGTCAGCCTCCTTTTTGCTTGCACCGGGGTACTTGTCAACCTCATCAAGAAACAAATACTTAATAGCCTTACTTGCAAGCTTTGACGGAGAGTTTGAGCCTTCAAGGCTTAAGTACATACCGTCAAACTGTAGCTCCTGCCTGTCGGATTCATTCTTTCTGTACCTTTCTGCAAGTGTAGGCGCTGATAAAATCATAGGCTCAAGTCTGTTTTCCGATACACTCTTTGCAAGACTATCGGTAGGATAAACAATCATTGCCGGTGAAGGGTCCTGCTGTATCACATAACCCACCATATTTTGAAGTGCCTCCGTACCGCCCACTTGAGTAGGCTTTACAAAAACTATTTCCTCTGTCTCATAGTTGTTAAGCTCGTCCATAATATCCACAAGATACGGTGTCTGAGCGTTTCGCCAGTGTCCCGGTATAGCAGAGGTTTTGCTGTCAAGCACTCTGTACTTTTCTGCCCATTGCGATACCGTCAGCCTTTCGGGTGGCTTAAGAAACTGTAAGGCTCTCTTTTGGTATTCGGTCACAATATACTTCTTAATCCTTGCCACCGCTACCACCCTCTGTCACACCTGCTACAACAAAATTATTAAGCATAGTCTTTATCTCGTCATTAAGCTCTTTTTCAACAGCTCTTACCTCCACAGCATCAAGGCTTCCTCTTATTCTGCCAGCAAGTCTGCTCGGTATAGCAAGACAAAACTTCTTAAACACCATAAAAAAATTAATGTAATCAAGCTCAACCTCTTGTGTATCTATATACTTACCTACGGCAATATCCTTCCTTATGCCTTGTAGCTCACCCTGAGTTTCCTTAAGTGCAATTTCCGCTTCAAGCTTCTGTTCCTTAAGCTTAGTCATTCTGTCAGAGCTTTCCTTTCCGCTTGCCTTGTCCGAAAGGTAGGTTGTATATCTGCCTATCGTTTCCGCAAGCAGATACCGCCTCGACTTTCTGCCGTTCACCTTTACTTCCTCTGTAGGTAAAATACCGTCCTGTGTGAGCTGCTGAATACGTCTCACCGAAAGAGAAAACAGAGCCGCAATAACCTCCACTCTGCAAGGGATATCGGCACCATCATATTTATCATTTACCGCCGCAACCAAAGCCGCCCTTAAATCATTATCAAGCACAAATATCCCTCCTTCTCTCTAAGTAAATTTATCATCACCAATATTCCAATCAAACAACCATCTCATCAAGCTGTCTTTTTCCCATAAAACCGCCTTTTCTCGTAACGAAGCCAAGAATTTTTTTTACTCCCTATCGAGGTAAGAAATGCGCCTCATTCGCCCCGCAGGCAAATTTTAGCAGGAAGTACCTTTAGTAATTTTAGACAATTTTGAGAGTGGTTTTTTGGTAGTTTTTGCCAATACTTCTTACCGGAATATGCCCGGTGCACAGCTCACCACCTGCCAAGCTCGCCAATGAAACACGGTTGTATTACTATCATCACATTAATTTTAACATATATGATTTTTCTTTTAGTCCCCTTTTAGGCTGTTTTGAGGAACTTTTTTTAATTTTGGGCAAAAAAATAAAGCCTTGTGATTGGCTTTGATGTTGGAATTGATACGAGATTGAATTTTTTAAAAATTTCTTATAAGTCCTTGACAGCGTAACGCTATTGGTATATAATTAGCTCATCACATTAAGAAAGGAGATGTAAACGATGAGCAGAAAAAAGGGTAATCAACAAAAAAGCAGTAACGAAAAACACACGCTTGAAATAATTATTTTCGTCACTGCCGTTATTAATCTAATCTGTTCTGTAATTAGCCTTATTAAAGACTTATTGAACTAACAGATTAAACGTATTACAAGGGGCTCAGTCCCCTTGTAATATATTTTAAACTTTTTTTCTTGCCCTGTCAATATATAAGGAGGTACACCAATGCAATATATTTCGATTATCTTGGATATAATACAAATTATTTTTAATGTTGCTGTTATATTATACCTGTTAAGGAGGATACCAAAATAAAAACTAAAGATATAAAATTATCAAAAAAGAAAAACGGCTATGGCGATATATCAAGTTATAGCATAAATATAGGAGCTTCCGAAGCTAAAGAAGTCGGCTTCGTTGATGAGCACGGCGAGCCGCAACACATAACAAAAGTCATTGACACAGAGAACCAACAGATAATTATAAAAAGGGGTGATTAAATGCCTAAAATGGGCAGACCAACAACCGCCCCGAAAATAAATCAATACCGCATACGCTTAACCGATGCCGAGCTTGACACCTTAAATAAATGCTGTGAGCTGACAGGGTTGAACAAATCCGATGTTGTGCGGTTAGGTTTAAAAATGGTTTACGATGCAAATAAGTAATAAATATAACAGGGTGTAAAGTCTTAAAATTCAATAAGACCTTACACCCTTATTTTATTAATCTTCTTTGCTGTCTGCGTTCAAGTCCAACGTATCAATATAGTCATTAATCAATCGATTTACCGTTGTTCCCTTATCTGATGCATAAGCTTTTAATTTATCTTTTATCCCCTTTGGCACAACTAATTCCATACGGTCATAATTACTATCTCTATACTTATTCTTAGCTCGTGTAGCAGCTTTTGCCATATAATCACCCCTTGACTATTTTACATTATTATGTTATTATTAAAACACAAGAGGCAATAACTCAATCAGTTATTGCCCCATAAAAGTTATTTGAAATAACCGCCTAACTTTTGCACTGTGGGGCGGTTATTTTTTTATTATCATAAGAATGACAATTAACAAGATTATCAAGTATGTAAACTCGTAAAATCCCATTTTTTCCACCCCCTTTCATACAATCCGAGAAAATCACCTTTTAAAGCATAGGCAACACCCTTTCATATATGAAACACGGGGACAATAACCGCTTTTGCTATTCTCTTGTGTGGGCTATGGTTTCCCATAACTTGAATTCATTATATCATATGTTCATTTATTCCGTAAGTATAAAAATTCACAAATATACTTACGGAAATTTGTGGATTTTTACCACTTGATTATGCACTTCCGTAAGTATATAATCATTTCAACAAGCAAAGCAAAAAAGGAGCGAATAAAAATGAAAAAGTATTTAAAGAACATCCAGACAATCGAGCAGTTAAAAAGAGAGTATAGAAAGCTTGCAAAGAAGCTTCACCCCGACAACGGCGGTTCAACTGCTGAAATGCAAATTCTTAACGCTGAGTATGCAGAATGGCACAAGGTAGTTAAGAACATCCACGAAGCCGCAGACGGTAGCACATACGAAAAGGAAAACACCGAGAACGTAAACGCATACCCCGCAATCATTCAAGCAATTATCAACTTCAATATTGATATAGAGATTGTAGGCTCTTGGGTTTGGTGCTTCAACGCTTACGAGTGCAAGGACGAATTAAAAAAGCTTGGTTTTAGATGGGCAAGCAAAAAGAAGGCTTGGTATTGGCACAGCGACGAGGACAGCACTGCAAACCGTAAACCGTTATCAATGGATAAGATTAGAGAGCTTCACGGAAGCGAGCAAATCAAGAAGCACGAAGTAGCAAAAATGCTTACAGCATAAGGAGGTTTTTACAATGAAAGAAATAGAAAGAATTAAACAACATATTCGGGCAGAACTAAAAATATTTGAGGAGCTCGAGACAAAAGGCTACACAATCCAAGGATGTGGAAACGATACAAGGAAATGCAAGTTCTCCAACGATAAAAATAAAATTGTTGGATACGTTGACAACAAAACACTTGAAGTCGTTTTTTACGAGTAAATATGAGCCGTCACAGCGGCGTTAAAAAGGGCTTTAGGCTGTGAGCGTTCCCGCCTTAGGGTGGGAGGTAGTCAAAATAAAGGGAGGCGAAGCATGAGATACTACATAGACGGTAAAGAGGTAACCACAGAAAAAGCAAAGACTATTGAAGCCAAGAATCAAGAGCTTTTGCAGCTAGCCGAAGCAACACAAGATTTATCTGTTTTGTTAGGCTGTAAGTTCATTTGCAAAGTGTGACGGTTAAGCCGTAGGGGATTCAGTTCCCCGCACTTTTTCACAATAAAAAAAGGAGGTTCAACACAATGTATTATTGTCCTAACCAAGCCGAGAAGCTCACGTCGCTAAAGCGAGAGCTCGCTTTTATGCGGGAAGCCGCCGAAGCTATCCCCGACATAATAGCCGAGGTTAAACGCTTTGACGGTAAACAGCTCACTATTAAGCTATCCAAAGCTATAGCGCTTTTAGAGCCGGCTATATTTTCCAATATCGGAAAGCAATGGAGCAGTGACAGCAAGCGCCGCTTTGAGATTGCCTATTCATCACGTGACAACTTTATAAACAATCGTATAACTTTGTATTGGTGCAGTGATGTAACAGCTATTACCGACAACGGCAAGCTATTAGCCGATAAGGTAATCACCGCACTACAAAATAAGCGTACCGAGCTACTAAACGAAGCCGAGGAAACCGAAAGCAAGCTACAATTTATTAGCTTCTATCAGCAAAAGGTCCAACAAATTGAGCAAGATTTAAAATACCTTGAACAGGGTATACCCTCAAAGATTAAGCAATATTTCAACCTCGGCGCAGAAGTAAAATATCGCAACTTCTGACCGCAATAGAAAAGACTTGCACCCTCGCAAGCCTTTTTTGTTTATGTATCATACTTTCTTGATATAGCTATTGCGTGCGGGCACTTTTTCCAATCACCCGAACAGCAAGCTTTAAAATGCCGTTCAAAATCTTCCCCAAGTATATTTATTGCAGCGAATCCATCAATCACGGATTCGCAAATAACACTTGTTTTACCACCTACAACCTTGATTTTGTCATAATACGGACACCGTGCCGCCGAATCCAAGTACCTCCAATTCATAAAGCACTCCCCTTTGCTAAATACTCATGCGGATGTAACCCGGTTTTATCGTATAACCGTTTAGCTATTCTTTTTTCGTCTGCTCTGAACTGCTCTCTTGTCTTGTAAAAGTGGCAATTTTCAGCATTACAGACGATATTGTCCCGCAATATTGAACATCTTCCGTTCGGCTTCACTCCGAAGCATTCTTCTTTCATTCCTCCACCTCCCGACCATTTATAGTAATTATCTTGCTATACGGCAAGTTCTCAATCCATCCGCAAAACTCTCTCCACTCGTCAAGCTTGTGGTCTTTTCTTGACTTGTATATATTTGCCAACACTTCATAATTCAGCATAACAGTACGTCTCTGGTTGTAGGAGTTTGGAAGAAGTTGTATCATCTGCCACCACAAATCCTTTTTGCAGGTATACATTTTATTTAAGTGTTCTTTATTCAAATCATAATTTACATACCAATCACGAATATCCTCCAGATGGTCAATTAACCGTTCAAGCTCATCCAAATTAGGACCGATTAAATGCTCGTAGCTGAAATCACCAAGTGTAAATTCTTTCTCGTGAATTTTGTGCATAGTGCTACAACTATTCGACACTGTGCCAACCTTGTAAGTATCAGCCTCTTTCCACCAATACAGCGGAGCTGTTATGTCTGCATACACAACAATCATTCTACGATACTTAGCGTGAACAGAACCTGCTTCTGCAAGCTTTCTCATTAATGCTAAATCATTTTTGCCTACACAAAATGTACCATCCGGTACATAACACTCATTTTTGACAAATACACAATCCTCACAGCTTATTGAATACCAATATTCATTGCTGGTACACACCCCACTATCCGATTTGTCCCAACTATTCATAGGATTCCTCATACCTCTTATAGCCGCTTCAAAACCGACAACATCCACATTTTCAATTTTAATCATTCAATCTCGCTCCCTTATCAAACAATTTTCCCTGCATAATTCTCGTCACTATTATCTGACGAGCTACACAGTTGATATCCTGCACCATCTGCTTATACTCCCTATGTGGCATCACCCTCACAGCATCACCTACAATCGGCTTCACTGTAA